TACTTTGGTCTGTCGAGCAGGGCGTTGATGTTCTTGATTCCCTTTACAATGCTCATATTTTTCTCCTTTGTGTGTTTGTATTAGTTTAGCATAGACTCTATGGTTTTGTCAAACGAAGAACTTAAAGTCTTAATTTCTTCATCTGGCATATCGCCTATGTCCTTATATTGTTTATTTAGTTCTACAACAGAAACACGAGATCCAAGTTTTTCAATTATCCTGTCTTTCATGTTTCCACCTGCCTCATCATTATCTGCAATAACAACAATGTTATTGAAATACTTTTGAAGCAATTCTATTTGTTTTCCTGATACGTTAGCCCCCAAGGTTGCAACTGCAGGAATACCCAGTTGGTCAAGTCTGATAACATCAAACGAAGACTCTACAACATATACTATATCAGATTTCTTAACACGGTGCAAGTTAAAAAGTGTTTTGCTTTTTGGTAGGCCTGGGGTATTCTTAAAGTCTTTGCCTTCAATAGATCTTCCAACAAAACCAATCGGCACTCCGTCTGGGCTGTGAACTGGAACAGTTACCATATCTTGTTTTTCAGAATACCCTAAAACAAACTTAGAGCAAGACTGCTGATTTAATTTACGATACTGAAAATAATTCTTGGCTCTTTCAGATGAAGCAACATTGTTGTGAAGTCTCTTAATAATTAATTCATCAAATGGCTTGTACTGTTCTTCTTTTACTAGAGCACGATCAATCTCTACTGCAAGATTGCTTTCTTTTTCTTTGCTCTTTATAAATCTTGCTGCCTCAAAATATGTTCTGCCAGAGGTGTGCATAACCAACTCTATTAGATCTGCAGACTTCTGACATGAAAAACAAAAAAACATTCCGTTAGTCTTGTGTACTTCTCCTGCTGGGGTTCTGTGATTATTATGAAATGGACAAAATATTATAAAGTCTGCATCTAGTTCTGACTCGATTGTTGTGCCTGATCCAGTGATGACTCGCTTGACTTGCTCGGCTGTATAAAGACTGGATTGGTCCCGTCTACCCCTGCTATGCATTCGCTCTTCCTCTTCCCTGCGTAAACTCCGTGTACTGATAATTCAAATTCAAAAAAGTCTTTACTATCATTATACCGTAAAGTGAAGTCTGGGTCAAGATCGATTCTTGGAACATACCCACTTAACCTCATCTCCGAAACTAGTAATCTTACATATTCTATCTTTAATCTTCCAAGCAAAGCCTCGTCCTGGATTATTCCACTAATATAAAACTTTTTAAGTGGCTTGTGGTGATAGAAATCTGGAGGTATGTTCTCCTTAATTTGTGACATACCATATTATACCTACTTATCTTCAAAGTCTTTATACCTGTAGTATCCCTTATCAAAGTCGCACTGAACTAGAAAGTCCCCCATAAATCCATTACGATTCTTTCTGAAGGCACATTCAATGATATCGCTATTGGTACCACGACCCAAGGCAAGAACCCAGTCAGCATCGTAGGCAATCTGTCTAGACCAGGCTGTCTGACCCAGTGTAGGGACGGTAGACAGGTCATTAACATCATCTGGTGTAGCAGATGAGATAGCAATGATAGGGACTTCTTCACCGATAGCCATTAGTTTAAGTTCTCGTGAAAGGTTCTTCATTCGTACCGTTTCGTTATCTGACTTCTGATTAGGAGCCATCAATTGTAGATAGTCAACAATTACAAAGTCTGGCTTATACTGATCAATCTTTCCACGAAGAACAGAAGGGTTAATCTCTCCACCCTGATCATTTGAGATAATGTGAAACTCTGGTTTGCCTTGAAGATTCTTTGCATGCCATTCCTTTAGCATGTCAATCTCAATCTCTCCATTGCTAATCTTTCTGTGAGACCAGCGACCCTCTCCCATGATAGTAAATACACGGTTACGGACTTCTGTCTCAGACATCTCAAGAGAGATTACAAGGGGTGTCTTACCCTGTTTCCAGGCCTGTACAGCGAAGTACAGGGCTAACCATGACTTTCCTATACCTGGGTATGCCAAGAAGACTCCCAACTGCCCTGGCATAATTCCAGACGGCAGATAGTTATCAAATCCTGGCAAGCCAGTCTTGATGCCAATATGACCTAGGGCTTGTTGCTTCTTTACATTTTCAAAGTAAGCAATCGCAGACTCTAGATCTGTTACATCAATATCACGAATAGCAGCAGTATTCTTTTTTAGTTCTGAGGTTTTTGTAATAAGATCATTAAGTGCAACAGTTCCTTGATTGTTCTGAACATTTGTTGCTGCAGATCTAATAATATCTTTTAGGCTATCATTTAAATACTCTCCCTGAAGTTCTTCAAGATGATGCTTTGTAGCACCAACACCTGGGATTGGATCAAAGTCACGAAACTTTTCTCTTACCAAATCTATTGGTGGAAGGGATGAGTTGTTCTCAAAATAAAGTCTTACAAAATTCCAAATATCTCCATGAGTTCTAAGAAGAGTATCTACATTTGCCTGAAGCAAAACATGGATCTGTTTATCCTGAAGAACGGCAGTAATTAGTTTTGACTCTGTATTATTCACTTAGCCACTCCTTAGCCATTCGTCTACGCTCTGCTCTCTCTTGACTGTCTTTTAATCTATCTTTTTTTGCCTGTAATATTTTCTCTGCATTGTATGCAAAGTAGTTCCACGATGGGGTTTCTGAAACAGCAAAGTAGTACTCAAGTATATCGTAACAACCTGGCAATGTGTAAGACTCAATAAGAGCATCAGATGCCCACTGTTCTACATTGAGGTTTAGAGATGGCTTTGATTCGTACCTTGCGGTATGATACTTGCTGTATCTTGAAAGCAAAGCCATACGGTCTTTGCGTTCAGCCATTACTTTTCTTCAGCCTCGGATTGTGCTTCTAGAATCTTGGCAGTTAACTTGTCTTCAACAAACTTGTAGACACGCTCAAAAGCCTGATCAGTATTTTCTCCATCACGCTTTGAATCTACAACACCAAGATCAAGTCTTAGTGATTGAAAATTTCCTAGATTTAATGTGTACCCCAGTGTTACAGATACCTTTGTTGATTCGTTTTCCATGCTATACCCTTCGTTAAATAGATTCGCTCCAAATTGGAACAAACCGTCCATCTTCTGTTCTCGTATATGTAAGTATACCATCGCCCATTCTGCGTGTCAACTCTTGCTTGCTGGGCGTAATATCATTAGTAATTAATTTATCTTTTCTTGGTCTACCAATATGGTGTGTAGCAAGTATATCACGGATCTCTCGTACTTGCGATTCTGAATAATATGACCTTACTTGAAAACCTCTTGCCCCACCTTTTTGAGATCCAGTTGGAAATGGTATCACTCCACGCTTCATTAGGTCTGGCATATATTTTTTATGACGATTAACTAAATCAGCAGTCTGACCTACTGTGTAGGCCCTTTCTCTTTTGTTTTTAAAATCACTAATTAGACAACTTTCAATCTGGTCCTTTGTAATATTATAAACAGACATAATCCCATTAGACTTATTGAGATGATGTATTCTTACTAAGTGTCCATTTAAGAACCAGACCTTTTTGTTCCCTGGAATTACAGGGAGGACATTGTAGCCTTCGCTCTCAATTGTTCCCTTTTTAATAGCCATCGGCCCTCCTGAGAATTACTAGGTGGATGAAAATATGATCGTGCTCCACAAGACATGCAATACATTTCTAGATTATTAATCTCTGTATACTGTCTATCTATAAACATTCTGCCTTTACATTTTTTACAAAAAATCATCAGTTAGGGATACCTATTGCAATAAGGTTAATGCCAACACTTGTGATTCCGCCAAGGTTAAACTTGACTGATCCTTCTATGCTTGAGGTGGTTACGCTAGATAGTGTAACTACAACATCTTTTCCAGCATCAGATGAATTTCCAACACTTACAGGAGTTGCTGTTACAACTGGGGCAAACTTAAATTCAGTTGGGAAAGAATAAGAAAATGTACGAGATGAGCCAGCAGTCTGGTTTTCCCCGTTTGTAACTCTAACATAACCACCGATAACTCTTGCCTCTGAAGTTTTAACGCTTTGCTTGCCTGCGTTTGGTGTGTCAACTGTGACATACTTATTAATAGATGTGGATGCCTGAGTCGATAAATCATTAACAGCCTTAACAATCTGATAGATGTATGTTACGTCTAAAGGTTGTCCTCGTTCTGGTACGGGTAAAATTGCCATATTATAATTATACCAGACTCTCAGTTCCAGAATCATAAATCTTTAATGAGTTATTTAATGTTGGATTTATTGAAGATACTTGAACAATAGCCCTAACTGAGGTTGTACCAGTTTTTAAAAACGAATAATTTGTAGAGCCAGTTGTTGCTCTATATGTTGGCTCAGCAGAGTCAAAGCCTACAAAAACATCATATAGTATCTGCGTGGAAACGTTGCCAGGATCCCAACTAAGAAACAATGTGTTTCCTAATTGTCTTAGATCTCCAGTACCAAGAATAACATCTTCAGATTGGGCAAAGAATATTGGAGAATAAGCAGACTTTCTGTTCTTATCTTCTGAAACTACCCTAAATCTTAAAGCAGTTTTATTATTTCCTGTCACCTTTCCTAGTGACTCTTTTTTAATGATAATATTTTTAATTCCAGGATCTGGTGTAATAGCCATGATTAAACATCCAATGCAAATCTAAACTCGATATAGTTGGTTGTGTTTGCTGATTTTATAATTGGTCTAGACTGAACATTTTTAATTACAGAGTATCCAGTTAAACCGTATAAAGAGTTTATGGCTGTATTATTTTCAAGTCTTAGTGCATCAAGACAGACATAAAAAGAATCAGATGGTAAATTATTTTTAGTAATGGTAACAAAAATCTTTGCTGTTGTAACCTCAGCCCAATTAAATCTTAAACTCTTATCTAGTTCTTGAAAAGTTTTGCTTATAACAACATATCTATCATTTTCAAAGTCATGCTCTTGTGTAGATGTTCCATTTGCATATCCTGTATCATCAATGTCTACCTGAAACTTTGCATACTGAACTCCTACGTTAGCAACGGTATGAGAAAACTCCAATAGTATTTTAACATTATCTGGAACTGTTAGAGAATCTGAGTTTTTATTTACAACAGAAAATGCAAGTTTAAGTTCATCTAGTGGACTATTTTTAGTAAAATCAATAGATGTGGGATCTAAAACAATATAGTCTGACCCAGTTGTTCCAACCATACTGCCTTGAGGATTGTAAGAAAGTGTTGATGTATCTCCTCTCATTGCAATAATATTATTTAAAAATCTACATCTTTCGTTTCTATTTATTCTGTCTGGATCTGTAAAAATTCTATTGTCTGCGTTTGTTGCAAAAACCTTGAGTGGTTGCTGGTTGCTATCAAGTACGTTGATGATTCCATTTTCAGAAGTTCCATCTAGTGGCTCATCTTGTGTAAAAATATTAACAGGGGATTCTCCATCAATACTATATCGCCAGTTGTCTGAATCAGAAAAAGAATAAACAACCCTGCTATCAAATGCTCCTGCTGCAGGATTTGATGCTGCGGAAAATATACCTACCTCAGTAATTTCGTATCTTTCTGGAGTTGGAAGTTCTGCAGTAAGCACAACCTTTGATACTCCGTCTTCATCAACAAAACCTCTAGAAATGATTGGCATACGAATCATTTCAAAATCTAAGGCCTCTTTGTTTTTCATAGAACTAATTTCTTGTGGACTAAACGTATGATCAGAAACCACTGGCTTTGTTCCACAACCTATGGCAATGTGAGATGCATAGGATGTGGTCTGGCCAACAAGGTACTTTGCCAAGATATTCTTACCTACATTAGTTATCATTATTTACTCCCATGGTATATTGTATCATTATAAGCCCTTTCCATTAGTCAATATTTCAACTTCTACCTGCTCATTTTCTTTTATGTTTATTAGATTAATCACAAGGTCTCCGCTTATTGGGTCTATATAAATAGACTTTCCATTGTAGACTTTTACTCTTTTTGTTAAGTCTGGATTTGTACCGATTAAGTCATACCCATTTCCATATTTTGGAAGATAGTTATCAAGTGTTATGGCCAAAGAACTGAAGAATGAGTCAGCAGACTGTAGCCGTAAAACATTGTTTGGGTTATACTGTAAGTAAAGATCTGTTAGGTTTTTGATTGGTTCATAGATTACTGTCTGACCATTAACCAAATCATGTCTAGATATTGTTGCAAGTTCAAACCCACCTATATCTTCAAAGATAAGGTCTGTCATTATTTCAATAGCAACAGCCTGCTCACCAAATATTAATAAATCAGGTGTTGCAATTTTTACAGAATCTGATGTGCTTGTCTTTACTGGTTTTGGAATTGCTGCTGTTGCAGGCATACCGTTATCTACCATTAGACCACCTCACTTAAAAACAGTTGCATTTCTGGTCCATTAGAACTTCTTGAAAAATCAATATTATAAACAACAAACCTATTAGATGAATTTGCTGCAATGTCTATTCCATTTTCTTTGTAGTCCAGGGTCACAATATCTCCAAGTTGGATTGTTGGGATAGAAAATATTTTAACTCCTAGAGACTTTCTTGGTTTTGATATTTTTGTAACAATCCATTTCATAAGTTCTGATGCCTCATCTTGTGATTGAATATACGCAGCGTCTAAAGAAAAATCTTTTTTGCCGTGTTGCATTCTGCTAAACTTTATATCTTCATAGTCTAATTTAAATTTAAAAGGATTTGATATTAATTTGTCTGCAACAAATTTTGGATCTGACATAAGACTATTCTTGCTAAAATACTGATCAACAGTCAGTGTATTGTTTGATTGCTGAGTAAAAGTAATTCCTTGAATTCTTAAATAGTTTCCGCTAGTCTCGTCTAGATTGAGAGCAGTGTCTGTTGCATTAAATACAAGGAACTCTGCACCATAAGATCCTGCCCTAAACCCAGAAATAACAAAACCTTTTATACTGTTGAATGTAGGAGAAACCTTTGCAGAAAGTGCTGGGAATGCCTTATCATATCTAAAACTAAATTCTGCCACTTCCCTCATTATGCTTCCGAACTCTTCAAAATAAATATTATACTTTGGTGCTTCTGAAGATCCAATTCCAGTAAGGTAGGTATTTTGGATAAGACCACTAAGGGCATACTTTCTGAAAGAGTTGCTTGCATCTATATCGGCATCTGCAAAAACAGAATTGACAACGGTGCCTAAAGAAAAAGATGTATTCTGAGAATAGTTGTTGCAAAGTGCGTAGACATTCTCAAACATTGCTCTCGAAGAGCCTCTAGTAAATAAAGCAATATTAGAATACTCTGGCAACGGATCTGTATCATCTACTGTCTTTACCATGGTTCCATTTATATATAGATAGAATCTTCTTATATTTCCTATGTTTTCATATTCTACTGCTAAGTCATATACCGTCGGATTTTCCTCAGCAAACATTCTGGACTGTCCAGTAAATCTACCGTCATCTACAATAATCTTAGCCAAGCCTTTATATAGGGAAACTGGCATTGCCTTTCCTCCACTAGACTTAACCTTATAGAATAAAACATTTTGAACATTTTGTTTTTCTTTTTCTGACAACTTGTTTAGTCCAAGGGCTGCAATTTCAAAATAATACCCAACGTTAGTTGTTGGGTTTAACATTACTGCTATTCCAGCAGAGCCTCCAGAGATTGTAACATTTTTATCTGGAGTAGATCCCTGCACAGTGTAGTATGCTGCTGCTCCGTTAGCAGTTTGTCCTCTGCTTTGATCGTTTTCTATCTTACCAATTAGTCTAACCCTTGTACCAAAATGCTTATACTTCTTATCTGTCAAAGGCTTGTGAACATAAGAGATAAAGTCTCTTGGCTTATCCTTTGTTGTAAAGTTAGGACCAGTTAAGCAGAAGGCTGACGACTGAACAGAGCCAGGAACTTGCTGAGTGCTCGTAGTGATTTCTCCAGTTAGAGCAGTTGATAAAAAGTTTTTAACAAGTCCTGTTCGTGTTGAAGTTCTTGCCAAAAGATCTGAAGACACTCCAGTGCTTAATGTTTTTCCTGCAACATCCACAGTCGTTACTGGGGAATCAGTTTTTGTTTCAAATAAATATTCTGAAGCCATAGAACATCCCTTAACATTGTCATCAGATTTCCAATAATCAGATATACCAGCAGAATGCTCTACAACTGTTGTTCCAAACTGACCACGACCATGCTTTGCTACTGGGCCATTTTTAAGTTTAACAATTCCCTCTTGCTCAAAATAATTAGGAACAGAGTAGATTCTTACAAGTCCAGTTGGATAGATTTTTCCATTGAATGGCAACTTGGAGAAGTAGTTCTGGTATTCTTCAACAGAAGATATCCAAACATTGCCAAAACCACTAACATTATATTGAACTGCATCATATTTTATTACCTCTCCACTAGAATAGAAGTATCCGTTGTATCTTGTGATCCAGTATACTGCTTCTCCTAGGCTAAATGTATTATTGATTACGATACCGTTTTTTACTTCTGGAACCTTATCTGATAGATTAGAATTTAAAGGTATAGCAGCCAAAACATAAGAAGACTGTGTTCCAACCTCGTTGTTGACTGACTTTGTATTTTCAGTACCAGATACTTCCCAGAGCAGGGCTGGCTTATATGCATAAATTCTTTCATCATCTAAAAGACTTGCTTGTCTTAAACTTCCGATAGATCTTTGAATATGTCTTACAGTATAATTTATCGATCCTCCGTTATAGATAGCGTTTGATTCATTTGACACTGAAATAACATTTGCTAGTTTAGATTCATCCACTGTCTTGTTTTTAATTTCATTGTCTTCATATAGATCGTTAGTTCCTTTAAGCGCAAATGTCGTTGGTCTTTGTGCTGCGGTAGGCATAATGTAGTCTTTGCTCATCATTACAAAGTTATTGTATTCATCAAAAAACATTGCTGTCTGAGTTGATACCGCTAAATCCTGTAGTACTTGTGCAACGCTTTTATCTGGTGCAACAAAGAAGAATGGCATAATCATTTCTTTTTCATTTAAGATTCTTCTAAATGTATAATTAGAAAAACCAATACTATCCAATAAAAGAGATACTGCAGAACTAACAGAAACTTCTGTCATTAATATTTCTGGTGCTGTAAGTGATTCTAGATACCAGTACATATCTCTTAATGTTATTGAAACTTTTTTATTCTCTAGGTCTGTCTTTGGAAATGAGTCTGAGTATAATGTCTTCATTGGAACCCAGTAATCCCAGCCATCAACATTTATAATAATTTCATAAAATTTAAACTGTACATGGCTATCTACATATTTTGAAATAATGCTACCCTGACCAGTAACAAAAGAAAATGGATTGTTGTCGTTAAAGGCTTGATCGTGATCAAAAATACTAACGCTTCCATTTGATGCAACTAGTTGGCCAACTGGCAAACCACTTAGCCCTAAGTCAGATGCACTCTTATTGATTGAATAACTTATAACCTTATCAGAAAGGTTCATAGCAAGTCTTGGAGATATTTCAATAAGATCAAATGTTGAATCTTTTGATGTCATGGAATCTACAACAACTCTAATTCCAGAAATGAACTCAAACTCTCTATACTGTACCTTATTGTTTAGTGAACTTACAAACTTTGCTGGAGATGTTGCATCTGTAAGAAAGTTAGTTAATCTGTCAACAGTTTCGTCTTGAACATACCATCCATATTTTGGAGTTAGAATATCGTAAGCCACTCCATTCCAAATATGGTATGCACCTATATCATTTTCATTTTCTTTAATAAGATAGGCATATCCAACTACAGATTGCTCAGGTAGCAGGGTATCGCTTGAATACTCTTCTGCAAATACAAATGTGCTTACCCATTCATCTGGAACAATAAATCCATAAGCAATCTCAACATAGCCATCGCTTTTAATAATTGAAGAACCATCTTTTCTTCTTTTTGATGGATCAAAAGAAATAACATCTTGCCAGTTATTATCTTTTAAAAATTGAATCTTCCATCTACTTGGAACTTTTTGATTTACTTCTCCATAAAATGGATCAGCAAAAGAACCTGTTGATGAAGAGAATGGACCAAGATCTTCAGTGCCAGTGTGAGTTTGCATCTTGATTACAACTCGGTTAGTTGGTACTTGATCTTTATATACTACAAAAGGACAAGCATCTTCAATCGCATTTTGAACACCATTTACTTTTGATGAAATTCCATATTCTTGACCAGACTCAGTCCTGTATGATGTCCAATACTTAAACTTATCTTTTTTGTCTGGCATATAATATCTTGGCCTATCTGACATAAACATATTTGGATAATGAAGTTTTCCATTTTCAAAATATACAGCCTTGTTGATACCAGACCTAGGTCTAAACCTTTCAAAGCAACTCTCTAAAGAGTATAGGGTTTGTGTCTTTTCTTTTTTAGTTAAGAATGTAGTAGGAGTATTGTCATTTTCAAATGTGCCATCAACCAAAACATCTGCGTCGGTTGCCCCTGTATAAAAGTTTCCAGCATCATTAATATCAAAACTTGTTGGCAATGAAGAGTATATAGATGATGGCTGTGTTGGTCTATATCTATAGTTTCCAATATGCCTAATATTGTTTGTTCTGTTCATATTTAGTTCTGCAATAACTGCAGATTTATTTCTAACAGTATCAGCAGTCTCTAAAAATGCTTTCAGTTCTTTGTTTTCAAACATTATACTTCTTCCAAGGTTACTGAGACATTCCAGTAGTCAAACTTGTTTCCTCGTTTTTCAACAGAGTAAGAAAAATCACTGATAAACATTTCAATTAATTGGTTGTATTGTTGTAGGTGCTTATAGGGTTCTTCAGTTCCTTTAAATATACCCTTTCTGTCGTAAGCAAGAAATACCCAAAAAGATCCTTTATGCTCATCATACCATTCAAGCATATCTGCTCCACCAGCACCACCATCTGTTGTGTATGACTTGTTTGGAGACAAGCCATTGACTGTGTTAAATGTTGGAACATCATCATGAGACCTAGAAGGAATCAATGTCCAACTGGTGCTCAAAGTAAGTTTGTCTGCAATGTGGTATGACCTCATACGGCCATTGATCATTCTTTCACGCTTCTCAATTCTTTCATTTTTAAATTGTAAGGTTTGTCTGTTGTCATCAGTGATTAATAAGAATTGATCTAGCAATGCTGGATCATCAACATCTAATGGGTCTGATCCAACCTCATAGCCATTAGGAACATAAAGCCCATTCTGAAGAGTTCCAGAGTTTTCTGACCACAACATACCACTAGGTCTATTATATTTTTTACGACCCAGCATATAGGACACTCTACGGTCTACTTCTTCCTCAGCCATTTAATGACACTCCTCTAACTCTTCTGCCTTCAACATTTTTAATTGTCGACATAACTGCCTGTGCAATCTCATTAGGGTTTGCATCAGTCTTGGCATTTACAGTTAATGTATATGTATTATTATACACTGTGCCACCAACTGACTCTCCATTATTTAATGACTTCATTGTATTGATTCCGTGAGTATCTACAGCATACTTGCTCATTACAAACTCTCCTGGAGTTAACATTGCTGGCACTGTATCTGTTCCCTTAGCGAATCCTCCACGAGCAAAGAACTTAGGAACTAATCCACCCTTTGATATATACCCAAACTGTTGTCTTCTATTTGCAAGAATCGTTGTTGTTGAATTAAGTGCTGCAGCAGCATTTGCTGCGTTAGTTGCTGCTCTTAGTTGTGCTGCAATGGATGCTGCACCAATTGCTCCACTTTCTCCTGATGCTAGTGTAGATGGGTTTACCTTTGCTGCAGCAAGAGTTGCTCCATTTATATCTCCCTTTGCAAGGGCTGCTGCGTATTCGGCTGCTGCTGCCTGTGATGCTGCATCCTTTACGGTTGCTGCAGAGTCAGTGGTTGCACCCTTGATTGCGTCTGATGCTGCTTTATCTGCTGCTACAGATGCTGTTGCGGTTGCAGCATTTGCAACTACTGATGCTTGTGAGTTTTTAACAGAAACTGGGGTAGAGTTATACTCTTTAAGTTTAGCAAGTATGCTTGCCCACTTTGCATCAATTGCAGCGGTTGATGCAAGCAATGCTCCAAGCACACCATCAAAATCTTTTCCTGCAAGGCTGTTGGCATCGATCTTGGCCTTAATTCTGTCCCACTCCAACTTGGTCTTATCTAAAACTGTCAGTTCTTCAACAAGTTTATCTATTCCTGCTTGAATTAATTCATTGGCAGATGTAAGGTCTGTGATCTTATCTTCCAGTGGCTGAAGTTGATTCTTTTGTATTTCAAAAATAGCATCTTCTTTTGCCTGAATCTGTAGAAGTTTTGCCTCACGTGCTTCCTCTAGGTTGTAAATCTTATCTTCTAGATCTCTAATTTGTGTACGAATCTCAACTCTTCTTGGATCATTTTCCATTGCGTAAAGTCTTTGAGCATTGTCAAATTGCTGCTGCTCAATTTCTTTTTGAGAAAGGCCAGTCTCTGCTCCACGAAGACCATTAATCTCATTTTCTCTAGACTGTTGCAAAGCATCGGCTACTGATCCGCCAAACCTTTGTGCTGACTGTGCACGTGCTTCTTGTGCTGCTCTTGCTGCTGCTGCAA